TTTTTCGACGGCGGTAAGGTCTAATTTTGTCCGGCCAATACTAAAGGGTAATTGGACTTCCGTAAGGCCCTTAATATTTACGTAGTCTTGGTTTATTACATTTATCGGCGTTGTAATGGCTTGGAAGACCCGGCCCGCTTGGTCGTCTAAGGTGTTTTGGTCTTGGGTGTCGAATTGCCAAGCTATATTATAATTCGCTACGATTTCGTCGGTATTAAAGCCGTTAAAATCCAATAACCGGTCTTGGTCGTTAAAGTAAGCCGGAATTACGTAGGCCCCGGCTATTTCGAATTGGTCCCGGCGTTCAAAAGTAAAGACGTTGTTTTCTATACGGAAATCGGCATTAAACATTTTTTTAAGTTCCCGGATAAGGTCGCCGAAGGTGTAAATATTCCCGGAATTATCCGGTACCCCGGTTTCGCCGGAAGACCCGCCCTTTTTATCCTTGGCGGGAACGTGGACCCAATCTAATTGGCTAATACTGCTTTGGAAGGATAAGCCCAAATATTGGCAAGACCTTTCGAACATTCGGCGAAATGTCATTCCTAAATGATTTCGAAGCGGCGGTAAAAGTTGCAAGAATATTTCTTCGATAAGGTTTATAATTGCCAAGGTAATAGCAATGGTATAAGCTATTCGCGCGACTACTTCCAAGCCGGCGAAAACGTAGTCCCCAATATCCCAAGCGGTAACGACCCCGGCGCCAAGACCAACCGACGCGCCGACGACCGGCGTACCGGCATTTACCAAAATCCCAATGGCCCGGGCTATATTTTCGACGTTTTCTATAAGTTCTTTGGTCATTAAATAAAGCGAAAGGCTTAATAAGATTAATTGGGTACCGTCCGGGACGAAATTTATAACGTAAGGGACCTTTACAAAGTCCCCGGAAGTTATTACCCCTTGGTCTTCCAAATACGCAAAGCTAAAGCCGTCGGCTACGTCGTTAAGCCAATCGGACCCCTTGCGCTTCTTTAGGCCGACGCTTATTTCTTCGCGCCCGAATACCGTTACTTCGTCGGTAAAATCCAAGTACCCTTCGAAAGTGTAAACCGGGTCGTTTGGGTCCCCTACCTTAATCGTATACGGTTCCCCTTCGAATATCCCGACCCCGCCGGAAAGTCCGTTTAAGATACGTTCTTGTAAAAACCTATTGGCTTCCAAGACGAAATCCAAATCGGCAATATTGATATTTACGCCGTTTTGGTCGTTTACCCAATCGACGTTAATTACCAAGTCTTGCCAGTTACGCGGCGTTCCTAAGTCTTGGCCGTTAATGTATTGGGTTATATTTGGGCGAATAATCATAAACGCGGCTTCTTAATTTGGTAATGGTTTCTTTTTGTGGTCCTTCGGGCCGTTACGGTTTCGGTAAAGGTTAAAACCCCGTCTACTATTTCCGGGACGCTAATAATTTGCGTTGGCTTTTCCTTAATCGCTTTTTTGACTTCCCGAAGTTCGCTAATAATCCGGGTATCGGTTTTTTGGATAACAGTACCGCCGGCCAAGAATTCTTCTTTTTGCCCGGTAAAGAAATTTCGGTCTATTGGACCAAGACCGGCCGCGCTTTTAATATCGTAGAAGTTTCCTTTTCCAAGGTTTGCCATTTCCTTTTTAGAAAAGATACCTTCTTGGCCTTCTACTAAGACCGGAATACCGCCGCCCTTGCCGCTATGGCTACGGCCCCGGATAATTCCTTTACCGTCGGTCGTTTTAAGGACGTCTTCGATAATACCCCCTTCGCCAAAGCTTGCGGCCAAGGCTTGCAGTATTGCGAAATCCTTAAGGGTAGCCGCCAAGGCCCCGCCCGGTATTTTAGCTAATTCCGCATTTTGCGCGTTTGCAGTATAGGCGGTAAATAACGCCCGGGCTTGTTCGGCCCGTTGTAAGCGTTTTTGTTGCTTCTGCAATTCCAATTCCGCTTTGGCCCGTTCCCTTTGTTCAAAGGCCAAAGTATTAGCCAAGCCGTTTTCGGCCCGCGTCCTTTGTTGGTCTTCCCTTTCTTCTACGTCGGTAATACGCTTTTCGGCGGCGCTTACCCTTTCTTGGTTGCTTTCGACGACCTTATCCAATATTTGATTAAGGGCCGCGAAGGTAGCGTCCCGGATTTTCTTTTGTAAAGCTTCTTGTTTTTTGGCGGCGTCTTCGGCGGCTTTTATTTCTTCTTCTTTGGCGGCTTTTTTGTCGGCTAATTCTTGGTCTATTAAACCTTTGATAATGGCCGCTTTTTCCCGTTCCAATTCGATAGCCCGGTCCGAACCTTCTTTAAGGCCCCTTAATTCTTCGTCGATAGCTAAAAGCCGGTTTCCTTTCCTTTGGTCTTCGGCGCGCTTAGAAATTGCGGTCCGTTCTTCTTCCAAGTCTTCCAGTTGCTTAAGAAGCGCCGTTCTACCTTCGGAAGAAAGCCCGGCGGGGTCTATTTCCCCAAGGGCGTTAATTCTTTCGTTAAGCGCGTCCAAGGCGTCTAATTCGGCTTGGTCGACCAATAGATTTTCCGAAAGTTCATTTACAAGCCTACCGGTTTCGGCCAATTCTATATTAAGGGTTTTAAAATCGCGTTGGCCGTTTCGGGCTTCTATGATAAATTCCCGGAAGCGGTTAATTACGATTTCGGGTAAACCAAGGCTTTGCAATTCTTCGTTAAGGTCGACTATGTTATCGGTCGAAAGCGCTATACCTTCGTTAAGGACTTGGAAGTTACCTTCTTCGTCGAATTCTATTTCCAAATCCAAGTCGGCGCCGATTTGTTGGGCGAACTTATTAAATTCGTTTAATTCCCTTTGGGCGTTTTCCCGGAACTTTTTAACGAACCTTTCGAATTCGATAACCCGGTCCGCGAATCGTTCCCGCGTATTGGTTATGGCTTGTTCGTTCAAATTCTTTTCGGTATCTATAAAGTCGATAAGAAGGTCTAAATTTTGTTCGAATAAGTCCCGTTGGATTTCCCGGCGTTCTTTGGCATTTTCCGCGCTATTGGCGGCTTGTTCGTTTTCCGCTTCGGTTAAAGCTACCAAGGCTTCCGCTTGTTCGACGATAAGGTCTTTATTAATTTCCAAGTCTACGCCCCTTTGTTTGGTAAGTTCCGCCGTCGCTACGGCAAAGGCCGCGCCCTTTTGGGCTAAATCAATATTGGCGACTTCTTGGGCGTTAAGTTCTATATTCGCTTTTACCCGTTCGTTAACTTCTTCCAAACTTTGGCGCGCAATTTCTACCCGGCGTTTGGCTATTTCGTCTTGTAAACGTAAGCTTTCCCGGTTGGCGTCTAATTGTTGGCGAAGGCTTCGCGTACTATCGGCGCTTGCAATTTGGGCAAGTTGTAACCGGCCTTCCAATTCGGCTAATTCCCGGTTAAGTTCCCTTATATTGGTTTCGATATTAAAAGCGTTTTCGATATTGTCCAAGCCGGCTACTATTCCGGTCCCGACGTTATCAATAGTTTTGCCCAAGTCTACGAAGGCTTGTTCTATACGGTCCAAGTTATTACCGAAGTTTTCAAATACGGCGGCGGGTCCTTTGGTAAATAAGGTCGTTATACTATCAAAACTTATACTTGCGGCTTCCCCAATAGCGCTAAAAATTTCCCGGGCTATTTGTCCGAAGCCAGTTAAGGCGGCTTGCAAAGTCGTAAGGGCCTTTTCTAAGCGTATGGACCCGGCGACGGTATTACCGAAGGCGGAACCAAGGGCGGCAATTCCCAAAACGACTACCCCGATAATCGAAGCTTTAAGGACCTTATTAAGCCGGCCAAATTGTACTATAAGGCGTTTGGCCCCGCCGGCCCCGTTTTCCAAGCCTTCTTCCAAGTCGGCTAATTGTTTGCTATTTAAGGTTAAGGCTTGGACTACATTATTTAACGCCTTATCCAAGACCCCTATACCGGTCGCGAAGCCTTCCGTTCCGGCTAAAGCGTTTTGGATGCTTTCTTCGTAGTTACCGACGTTAATTTTATTTTGGATAAACTTGTCGCTATTTTCTTCTAACGTATCGGTAAGGCTATTAATTTCGTCGTTAAGGGCGGCTACTTCCGCGACCCCTTCCGGCGTGGTAATATCAATTTCGGAAGCGACCAAACGAAGGGCGGCCAAACGTTCCCGGATTTCTTGAAGGCTTCGGGCTTGGTTGGTCCTTAAGGTTTCTTGGGCCTTTAATAATTTTTGTTGTCGAACGCTTAATTTATTGTCGTTTAAAACTTCCTTGGTATACTTGGAAAGTTCTACCCGGGTCGCCTTGGTTTCCAGTTGCAAACGCCCCCGGGCTTCGGCGGCTTTGGTTATACTTATTTCCCCTTGTTTTTCCGCTTCGTTTATAATCTTAAGCGCGGTTTTTTGTTGGGCCAACGTTACGTTAAGTTTGGCTATTGCTTTGTCTTGTTCTTCGGTAAGCTTAAGGCCCTTTTCTTCGGTTTCGTTAAGGTCTTCGGTAAGTTCTTCGACTTCTTCCAAAGTATCGGCGTAAGCTTTTTGGGTCTTGGTAAGGCTTTGTATTTGGTCTTCCAAATCCGATACGGCCCGGATATTGGCAATGTCGGCCAAGTCGGCCCCTTTCCTAATTCGGTCCGCTTCCTTAATAAATTCGTCGCCCAACTTTTTAAAATCGTCGATAGCCTTTTGGAAGCCGCCGTCGTCTTCGAAAAAGTCGCTATATTTTATTAAGATATTATCCATTTACTTAGGTTTATTTTTGTCTTTTAAATGTTCTAAAGAAGCGTAAAAAGTAAAGGTCGAAACCTTGTTAATATCTACGCCGACTTGGGCGGCTACGGCTACCCCGAATTTTTGGAAATCTACTTCTAATTCGCGTTCCATATTATGGTCGTCGTAAACGTTCCAAGAATTGGGCTTATCATAGTTTAAAATTTCCTTTTCTACCTTATAAAGTTCGTCTTTAAATTCTTCCGTTTCTATTTTATTTTCCCTTACGGCTTCGGCCAACATTTTGACCCGCTTAAGCCTTAAGGCCGTATGGTTTGGCTTTGCGACGCGCGGGAAAAAAGCCGGGAAATAAAGGGTAAGTTCGGTTTCGACTTTTTTTTTATTTCCATTAACTTTTTAAGGCTCAAATCTTGGCCCAACCCTATTTCTTCCAAATGCCGCAAAACTTCGTCCAGTTCGTCCGGGGAAATCCCGGTATATTTTTTCCCGTCGATAGATTTTACCAAAATAGCAAAGCCCCTTCCGGCCGGGGAATATTCGTTATAAGCATTAAAGACCGCTTGGCGCCGGTTGTTTAGTTCTTGTATTGCTTCCGGGACCATATCTTTTTGAAGAAACTGTAAAGTTTTGGTCGTCCGCCGGTCGTAGTCTTCGAAGCTATTACCAACTTCGTTGGATAGCATTAAATATTTGTTGAATTTCTGAAATCTAAGAATCGGCAAATTTTGCGTATTGTCGTAAATTTCTATTTTATGGCCGTTAACTTCTACTATCATTTTTCTAAAATTTGAAAGGCGCCCCCGACTAAAAAGGGAACGGCCAATATTCCGGGGAATAAACCCCAAATTGTAAAGAAGACCCCGGAAATTATGACCGAAAGCCAAAAGCGTTTACACAAATGGCAAAAACTTAAATTATAAGCCCACCGGTAACGGGAATTAGCGGCCCAAGCTTGGTACTTGGACCATATACCCCATTTATCCAAAAGGGCGTCTAAAAACGCCGTTAAAAGCGTTACGTATATTATAACTTCTACGGTTCGCATACTTCCTGAATCGTTACTAATAAATCGAACCTAAAACATTGTATAGGCGCGCGGTTATATTGTTCTATTTCGTCCAATACGAATTCCCGGTAGACCGTCTTAAGGTCCCGGCTTTCGCGGACGATTTGAATTTGAAAGTTAAGGCCCGCTATTCCCCGGGTAAGGACCCCGCGCGCTTCGCTTATAAGTTCTTGGGTAAATAGTCCCAATTCCAATTTAACCGGGTCGATTTTCTGCAAGTTTACCGAAAAGATAATGGCTACCGGATATTGGATAAAATTGTATTGGTACTTTTCGAAGTTTACCAAGGTCCCGTCGCCTACGTAGAAAAAGAACATTCCTTCGTAATCGTTGTCGGGGGTTAATCTATGGTAATCGTATTTTCCTTCGGGCGTATTGGCGTCGACCGCGTAAGTTTCCGGGTAGAAGAAAGCGCGTTGGTTTTCCTTGCGGTAAAATCGTTGGGCTATAAAGTAGGGGTAATCGACCCAAGTAAGCCCGGCAAGTAATAACCTTATTTGGTTGCAAGCGTTTTCGATTTCTACCGGCGTCCCTATGGTAATCGGCGCGTCTTGTAATTTTGTTATACTCATGCGAAGGCCATTTTAATTTCTTGTTCTACTTCTTTTTTAAGGTCCGGTATATAAAACTTTTCGAAGAATTCGCCCAAGGTTTCTTCGGAAGGTCTTAGAATATCAATTCCGTATCGGTTTCCTTCGGTCGTTAAATATCGCGTATAAGGAACGGTCGCTTTAACTTCCAAAGCAAGCGGGAACCCTTCGACCGAAAGGGACTTATAAAAAGCCCCGGTATCTTTAAGGGTTGTCCGGTCCGTTGGTTGCCCCTTCTGCCTTTTTATTCTTATTGTGGTCCGGGCGTAGCCGCGAAGCTTTTTACCCTTACCGTCTTCCCCTTTTTCGAATAACTGTTTTTCCGTTATACGGTCTTCTATAAATACCCGGTTTTGGTTTATGCTTGTTTGCAAAACCGAAAAGGCTACTTCTTGCAAGCCTTCCAAAAACTTTATGGCCGGCCTAAATGACGCCATAAGCGGGGGTATAACTTACGTCCGTACAGGGCAAACATTTTTCGTTAAGGCCCGCCGTATTCCAAGAAACGGCCTTAAGTTCTATTGCATATTTTCGGGTTATATTATTCATTCGGGTTTCTAAGTCGCCTTCTAAATCCCTGATAATCATCATTTTAATATTTTCTTCGATAAAGTTTATTTGTTGGCTAAACTTCATTTGGTTAAGTATCTTTTCCGTAACCTTAAGGCTTAATAGGTTTTGGAAATTAAGCTTATTACGGACTACGAAATCGGTTAAATTACATTTGGCCGAAAGCCGCAAATTAAGCCCGAAGCTTTGGTCGTTCGAATAGATAGCGTCGTTAAGGTCGAACATTTCCCCGACGACGTAGGACCCTTGGGGAACGTATAGCGGGTAAATAGTAAAAAATTCGTTTATAGACTGCCAACCCTTATAATTTGACTTATTGCACGAACCGCAAGCGCCCCGGTCCCAATTAAAATTAGTACAGTTTATCGCGTTCCCGGTTAAGTCGTCTTGGTAGTACCCAAGGACGTAGACGCCGCCTTGTTTATCGGTATTGGTAAAGGCCGGTAATCTTTGGACGTCGGTAAGGTTGGTCCAATTCCATTGCGCGCCGCCGGTTGTGGCTACCGTAATTTGGGCGACCGGTGCCGTTAAGCTACTATGGAAAAGGTACAAATCGAAGTTTTCTATTTCCGCGAATTGTAAGCCAATTTGGTTTAACAAAAGTTCGAAGCCTTCGGCGGTCTTGGGCCGAATCTGCAAGCCAACGAAGCGGCTTTGGTTCGCTATTTTGTCGTTAAGAAAACCGTACTTATTAAGTAATTGGGTTTCTTCTAATATCGTTTTACCGAATTCCTTTATTCCCCGGTATTGGGCCAAGTCGTTAAGCATTTCTACCGAAGCGTCGGTAATTTGGTCCCGCAAGTAAGTATCTAACGGGTAATTATCCGGGATAAGGGCTTGCACTATATCCAATCTTAACGCGGGGTGTTTTTGTTGGTAATATTCCCCGGTTTCGGTTGTAGTCAGCGACGCGGGAAGCGCCGGAATTTCGCTTAAGTCGTAATGGTCCTTCCAACCAAGTAAGTTGGCAAAGGCCGTAATTATTGCGGGGAAGTCGAACATTTTTTATACTGGTTTTAAAAAAAGCCCTTACCCGCGTTAGGGAAGGGCTTTTTACATTTATACAATTAATTTAATCCTTACGGCAAGAATTCGAATTTACGAATAGCCGAAGAATCTACGGCTAAGTTAACTTGGTAAGGTACGATTATCGCGTAATCGAAGCTTATTTGCCAATGTTCTACCTTGGTCGCCGTTAGGTAGCCCAATCCCGTAGCTACCGTTTCGTCGCTACATTCGGAATCGTACTTAATACCAACGGTAAAAGGTAGGTCCGGCAAGGTGTCTTCGAACCATTCGGTACCGCGTGTCGCTACGGCTCGCATACGCGCGTCGCAATCAACCCGGGTTAAAAGGCCCATAGACCCGTCGGGCATAAAATACCCCGTTCCGTAAACCCCTACGCCGTTAACGATACGGTTCGAAAAGGTAAAGTCCTTCCCGGCAAACTGGTAAGCGGTATTAGCCGCGTTCCCCGGTCCTTGGTTTATGTACCGCATAACGGTAGACATAATCGAAGGCGAAGCGATAACCTTTACGTTTTCGTCGTAATAGTCGTCGGCAAAGTTAATCGGGTCTATATCGTTAAAGAAGAAGTCGCGGTCTACGGCTTGGACTTGTAGCGCGTCCCCGGCTAACGGGTACTTCGTCGGTACGATTTGACTATTATAAACTTGGTTTTTGTTGGCGTCCAAGGCCAAATCCAAGTCGGTTTCGATTTCGTTTTTAAACGCTTCTACGATTTCCCTAATTTTCTTGGCTAAATCGGCCGTATAGGTAATTTCGTTTACTTGGTATTCGCAAGGAATCATGCAAATATCGGCTACAAGTGTTTTCCAGTTAATACGGACCAAGGCGCTATCGCTTTCCGAACAACTAACGACGCAAGAACGAACGTTAGTAAGGGTAACCGGCCCTTTTTGTAATACGGGAACGTCCAAGTTACGGCCTTCGGACGCTAAAGCTTTCGCCCGTAGGTCCGCCGAAACTATGGAATTCGCGGAATTGGTCATTTCCAAAACGGCGGTTAAAAGTCCGTTCCGGGTTACTCTAAGTTGGTCGCGGTCTAAACGCGACGGGTACAATACCCTAATATCTTGTAAATACGTTGCTGCAATACTCATTTTTTTACTGCTTTAAAGGGTTAAAATTATCTTGGCATATTTTGGACCCCGTAGCGTTGGTAAGCTTCGTTTTTTAGTTTGTCCCAATCGTCCGAACCGCGCGCAATACCGGAAGCCAACAAAGCTTCTTCCGCCTTGTTTACAAAATCCGATTTTGTCTTAAAGTCCGTAGGATTAAGCGCCAATCTTTGCGTATTGGTCCCTTCTACCGTTACGCTTTCGATGCTACCTACTACCTTGGTAGGCGCGCCACCGCCGCCCCCTTGGTCTTTTGTTTGGATAATTTCTTTAAGCAAATTGGAAAGAATCCCTTTTGCGCTTTCCGGCTTATATTCATTATCGTTAATTTGCGCGCCGCTATCGTCCAAGTAAACTACTTTCCCTTCTTCTACTTTCGAATTTTTAACCATTTTATTAATGGCTAAATCTATTAACGCTTGGCGCGCGCTTTCCGGTACTTCGCTTTTGAATTTAAAGCCCCTTAAGCCCGCTTCTATATCGGTCCTTTTTTTCGAATCGACCATATTCGTACTTAATTCCGATAAACGGGAATTTAAGCTATTCTTTTCTTCCAACCATTTTTCGCGCTCTTTTTTAAAGGTTTCTTCCCAATGGGCGCCGGGTCCATTTGTTTTAAGGTCGTTTATTTCTGTTTTAAGGCGCGCTACTTCCGCGTCCTTGCTTAAACTATCCTTTTGGCCCCTAAGTTCTTTAAGTTCGCCGTAAAGCCCCTTAATTTTATCGTATGTTTTTTGCTTACTACCGTCTTCCAGTTGCCCGGGCTTTTCCCCTAAGATTTCTTCCATATCCTTATCGTATTGGCTATGGATTTGGGAAACTTCCCCGGTAATCTTTTCTTTATAAATAGTTTCGGCCTTGTTGCCGATAACTTCTTTTATTTTGTCCGTTTCCAAAAGGACCGGCGTTAAATCGTTTATTAATTCCGGCTTTTCTGTAAGCGCGGCGGTAATTGCTTCTACTGTTATTTCCATTACTTCCCGTTTTCGTGGTTAATTAGACTTTGTTTGTTTGTTCGTCTTGCCAAGCTTTAATCTTGGTTTTAATATCGTTCTTAAGGTCGTCTTCCAAAAGTTCGATATTATTTTCTTCGGCGAATTCGCGTAATTCGGCTACGCGGGCCGTATTAACGTCGAAGGCTTCTTCTACCTTTTCCGGGGCCTTCATTCCCGGGGTAATATTCTTGGCTTCCCCTTCCATTCCGTTAGGTCCGGGACCTTGGGGTAATTCCCCGCCGCCGGGTAAAATTTCCGGGCTTGTTGTTTGCCCTTCTTGTTTGCTTGGGTCGTGTACGACTATGGTCGTATTATAGCCCAAAAATGGAAAGCCTTTTTGTAGCTTTTCCAGTTGGCGCGCGTTAAAGCTTTGTACGTGGAAGGTCGTTATATACCGTTCCCGCTTTACGTCGTTAACTTTACGGACTAAGGCTATTTGGTAATGGCCTTGGTTGCCGATTTTAACTTCCGGGTTAAGCGTTTCGCCTAATCCGGGTTGTAATTCGTTTAATTTTTGCTTTGCGTGTTCGTAATTATTGGCTTTCATATTTTCCCATTTTTAGAAAGGTTAAATTTCCGCGCCGGTCGTTCCGGGTACGGGGGTAATCGGTGCCGCTATTGCCGGAAATTTTGCCAAGCTTTCCGAATTGTAGCGGTCTATTATTTCCATAATTCTAACTAAGCGGCGGTCCATTGGTAACGAACTTCCGAATTCAGTTACGGCCGTTTGTTCTTCTTCGAACCGTTGTATAAAATTATAGAAATTTAATTTTAAATTCAATTCTTCGCGCGTAATTGCGCCGTCTTTAAATAATTGGACCGCTTCGGCTTGCGTATAAAGCGGCAAAGGTTCCAACTTAAAAAGCATTTTTTGCCTAAGTATTTTTGTCGAATTCCCTTTATATTTTGTTTCGATTATTTGGTCGAAAATTGCGGCTTGTTCGTAATGCGGAAGGCCAATTCGTTTGGCTTCTTCGAATCGTCCTTGTAATTGTTCTTCCGAAACCAAATACCATTCGGTCCCGTAATTTGCTTCGACGCTTAAAGTACTATCCGGGTAATATAGTCCGCCAACGGTATAGATAATCCAAGAATAAATAAAGTCTAATTCTTCTTTGGTCCGAAGCAAAATATTATCCATACTGGCAAAACTTCCCCGGGCTTGGATTTCGTTTACTGCTTGGTCGTCCAAAAGCGAAGAAATCCCGACGGTTTTATAGCGGACTTCTATTTCTAAGTCGTCCAACTTTTCGGGTATATACTTCATTTTGTCCGTATCGGGGAAGTACATATTAAATTTACCGCTACCGTCTTCGGCGTTTTTGTCGGCTTGGACTTTAATACCGATATGCGTACCGGGACCAATTAAATTAAGTTTGTCGGCTTTCTTGCATACCGGGCAATCGGTCCAAATGGTCCGGGTTTCGCCGGTTTCCCCGTCTATTACTTGTTCGTCGCTTTGCTTCCCGTTCTTACATTTTACATTCGGGCATTTACTTATCGGGCTTTCCGTTACCGGGAAGGGCGCGTAATAGTCCGTATAATTTCGGAAAATATCAAAGGTCGTCCAGTCTTCCAATTTACTTATGGACTGCCCAAAAGGCGTTCGGCGTTTTAGCCAGTTATGCGAATTTGCCGGGGTCTTTACGAATAAATGGGCCGGGCAATAACCTAAATTATGTTCGGAATCTATGATTTTACGGAAGTTCCCGGAACCGTTGTTATATTCATAAACGCGGTACCGTTCCGAATCGTAAACGCTATAAAGTTCGACTAAGACGGTTTCCAATTCCCCGTCGTCTTGTAAGCGCATACGGCGCGTTTTTTTGCTATGCCTAAAGACGATATAGGCTAATTCCCCGCTTTCGTCCTTAACCCAAGCGTCGACCAAACGGTCTAAACCAACCGAAATTAAATACGGCGTTCCTTCTTCGTCCCGGTCTACTACTACAATATTAGAAGGTTTGTTCCGGAAGACTTCGCGGCCTTCTTCTTCTACCCAAGTTTCGGGGTCGTTCGCTACTATCCATTCGCGAAGGTCCGTTATATCGTCCGGGCTATTAACCGCAAAGAATCGGTTTTTTCCTTCGAATACTTTATAAAAGTCGTTTAAGATAGCGTCGGTAATGCCGACTACGGGAAGCGGGAAACGGAAAAATTCTACCAATCTTTGGTATTTTTTTTCGATACGCTTTTCCAAGTGGTTAAGGAATTTTGGCCAATAGCTTTCCTTTAACAACTCGGTTGCGCTCATTTCTTCCGTAAAAACCCTTAAGCTACTTTCTTGGTCGCGTACTTCTTCGATACGTATACTATTCTTCGGGCTTTGTATTATTTCCTTCGCTTGGGCGTCGCTTAATGTCATTTCCCGAATATATAAAGTTATCGTCGTTAATTTCCCAAGCCGAATTAGGAAGCCTTAATATCCTTAAGGCTTGCGCTAATTCAAAATCTTGGCTTTTTTTTGGGTCGCTTTTAGTCCGTAGGGTTACTTTTGGGTTCTTAGGCAACGATTTTTTCCTTTTTGCCATAACCTAAAGTTTAAATGTCCGTAAGTGGATTAAAAGCGGGTGTAACGATAACTAAATTTTCGGACCAACCGGAAGGGAACGCCCAAGAAATAGTATTGGTATCTAACGTCGCAAATCCGGCGTTATTTCGGTCCGAAACGAACATACTTTGCAGTAAGAAACCGCGTTGGTTCGTCGGGTCGATTTCGTAAGCGGCAATTCTACCGCCTTCCAAGAAAAGGTAAACGGTAAGGCTTTTTTCGCAAGTAAGAAGCTTAAGCGCCAATTCGATTTCGGGGGTTAATTCCCGGAATTCAGCACTAAAGGCCGAAGGGTTAACCCCTTGGACTTCTTCTACCCCGTTTAACGTGGTATTGTCCCCGCCGCCTATCGTAATAGCCGTTCCGGCTTCGATAACAGGGTTACCACCAAGTAAGGGGGTTACGACGATTTTCGTATCGTCTACGGCGGCAATTAACGTTTGCCAATCGGCAAGTACCGTTATATCGTCCGGGGGTACCGCACCGGTCCCGAATTGATTACCGCTTCTTTGAAAAGCAAGTCTTTGAATTTGTTTAAGATTTACGCCGCAATCTAAAGCGGGTACGTCGCCTAACGCGGTTGGAAGTGGGCATACACAATCGGCCATTTTTTAGCTTTTTAAGTTAATAATTAGTAAATATTTAGATTAAAAAGCGTTCCCGTAGCCTTTCGAAGTTCTAACAAAATTATAAAAAAAAGCAAAGCAAAATTTACTTTACCCCTTTGTTCTTTAAATACGCTTTTATTATTTCGGCATGGTCCGGCAAATTTGCCATTTCAAAATAAGGCGCGCTTTCGATTAATTCTTGGATATTCCCTTGGTCCAACCAGTCGGCGAAATCGTCGTAACTCATTTTAGCGAATAATTCGCGTTGGTCCTTAACCCATTGCCTATTCTGCGAAGCGATAATATTTTCGTCGACGAATCCTATTTTAACTTGCGGCGGTTCCGCGTATTTGCTTTCGATTTCTTGTATTAGCCTATTATTTTCCGCGATAAGTTCTTTAAATACCAAGCTATCTTTTTCCAGTTGGTCGCGTTCCTTAATAACTTCTTCCCGGGCCTTTGTCGCGACTTCGGCGTAAAGCTTCGAAGCCATATAAGCGAATAAGTTTATAAGGGCAAAAATTACATTTACAAGAATAAAAAGGGCCGCGCCGTCCATTTTTTGGCTTTTGTGGTTTACCAAATATAAGAACTTTTTGTATTAACTGTAAAATACTTCCGGTTCTTCCGGTGTCAAATCGAAAATTTCTAACATCATAAAAGTTTCGATAACGTCCGGGCTTTGGCCGTTTAAAAATGGCTTTTGTTCGTTCTTGGGAATTACTGCCAATTTCCCTTCGTGGTCCGGCTTGGCCCGCTTTATAGCCTTTCGTTCGAAAAGTAAGCGTTCCTTTAAAGTTTGTTTTTCGTCGTAAGGCTTATTAGCTACTTCCGGGGGTATATAATATTCGCCGCGTTCTACCGCGTCGGCCGCTTTGTAAAAACATTGGCTTTTAAGGTCCTTATAGTTTTCCCCGCCTACCGGTCGGGAACCGTTGTTAAATTCCTTGGCCCCGTCGATAAAGCCGTCTACGAATTGGCCTACCCCGTCGTTATCGAAAGCAATATCGGTATATTGGACCCGGTGCCGGACTGCCATTTTACGAATAGCGTTAATTACTTCGTTCCCTTTGGTCTTGGGTAGGATTTCGAAGTCGATAAGCATTTTACCGCGCCAACAAAAAACGACCATTTTATCGCTTCCCTTCATAGCTATATCGGTCGTAATATGGACCGTTTTATATTTGCTTTCGGCTTCTACGTAAGAATTGGTAAAAATATTTCGGAACCGGTCGAAATTAAATAGGTCCTTATTGTCGGTTCGTCGCTTCCAGTTCCCAAGAAGTAAGCGGGCCTTTTCGTCTTCGCTTTGGGCGTTAAGGTTCCCTAAATATTCCGGGTTCGTCTTAAGAAGTTCTACGTTTTGGTAAATATTCCCGCCGATAAAAGTAAGGGACTTAATAAAGCGCCTTGGATTAATGCCGCTTTCCTTTACCAAGGGTTCTAAAACGTGCCAACCCTTCTTAACTACTTCGTCTTTAGTGTCGCCCCAAATGTAATTATTATTGTCGACCATAAAATAGCGAAGGACCCCGGCGCGTTCCTTAATCGGGAAGCCTTCGTCGTCGATATACCAGTCTATAAAATTGGCGACCCAACTATCCGGGTCCGGGTTGCAAGTCGCCCGGACGTATGGCCGGACCCCGCAAGTTGAACGGTTCCGGGATAAAAGGTAAAAAAACATATTCCGGGAAAAGTGGGTAAGTTCGTCGAAGCCGATAAAAGGAATTTCGGAACCTTGCCAGTCGTAGACGTTCTTTTCGTATTCTAAATGGGAAAATTTAAGTTTCGTATAAGGGCTTAAGGACCATTCTAAAGAAGAACGGGTCCCAACGGTCCCGCTAATTTGGTTATAAAGCTTTTCGCTTGCGTCCCATAAGCCGCCCTCCGCGCGAATTTGCGGACTTGTTCTTCTGAATATAACCCCACCAAAGCCGCGAACGTGGGCGTAACGTATCGGTTCCAATAAAAGCGTAAAGGTCTTACCGACCCCGGCCGCCCCGCCGCCTATTACAATATCGGCCGGACTTTGTAACGCGGCTACTTGGTAACCGTCTTGGGGTTTAATGTCTTTTATCATTCGTCCGGGTCGGGTTCGTTACGTCCGTTATCCGGTATATAAATTCTTACTTGTTGTTCGATAGGTTGGTTACCGCTTGTTATGTCTACTTTGTCGCCGTAAACGCGCGGCTTCTTCTTGGCGGCGGTCCATTTAAGCGCGTCTATGGCTACCCGGGCGGCGGCGGGGTCTACTTTCCCTTTTAAAACTTGGTTTTTAATATGTTCGATTTCTTCGGCGTTGTGGTCTGCCGTATTTTCCCGGGCGCGCGCGTAATTGTCGGCGAAGTTTACGTCGAAATGGTCGTCTTCGTTCGGGTTTAACCAACGGTAAACCGTAGACCGGTTCGGCGCCCCGACGCGCTTAAGCTTGCGTAGTATGCTTAATAAAGATTTCCCGGCGCTTATTTCTTCTACTATAAGGTCCTTCCATTCTTTGGCCTTTTCCGGGTCGTATGGTAAGGCCCCTTTCTTCTTCTTCTTAGCTTCGTTTCCCATTTTAAAAGCTTTATTACTTAAGTAATTATGTTCTATATCCTATTCTTATTATAACGGTTTTTGTCCTTAACGGTTTAATCGGCTTACCGGACTATTTGGATTTCTTACGGGTTGGTCGCTTGGCACCCTTTCCGGTAACTTGGATAAGTCTACCCCTACGCTTTCGGCTAAGAACTTTTGGTATACTTCGGGTTCGTTGGCTTTAAGGTAAGCCATTTGGGCTTTAGATACGAAGGGCATAACTTTTGGATTTTACCAAAGTTATAAAAAACCCGGGCTATTTAAAAACTATGGGCTTACACAAAACGCGCCCGGGCTTCTAAGGTACCGGGGGGAAGAATCAAAACAACAATATAAAAACCAACCAATTATATAAACAATACCCCCCGGACCGTATTACTTAACCGGGGTTGGTCCCGGGTAGCTTTTCTTTTCCGGGCCGCCGCCTTCGGTTTTGTCGTCTACGATTTTGGACCGGATAAATTCTTCTTGGCCGGCTTCCTTAATTTTTTGTTCGGCTTGCTCGGCTAAAGTTTGTTGGGCCGCTTTTTGGGCCTTTACTTGTTCCATTAATACCGGGTTATTGCTCGCGTAGTCGTTTAAGATATTCGCGACGTAATTAACCGCCTTGGTTTGAAGTTCCGGGCTTCCCATTCTTGGAACGTCCATTGCTAAGACTACGTACATTTGGGAAAGGCCGCCAAAATAAGCGTGGCGTATTTCCATTAAGCTATCGTAGCCGCCTTTTTGTTCTACCAGTTTCCGCGCGTCAATTCCGCGAAGACTTAAGAAATTCGAGAAGGCGAAGTCGAAGTCGAATACTTTTTGTTCGTCGTTCTTCTTCTGTAAGTTTTCTTCGTTTTTGTTTTCCATTTTTTAAGGGTTTTATTTCGTTTCTGTATCTGCTATAAAGCTTTTCCCGGGTTTCGTTGTCTACGCCCTTTAACAAGCTGAAAAATTTACGCTTGTTCAATTCGCGAAAGTTTTAGAATAACAACATTTCTTAAACTTCGCCCCGGACCCGCAAGCGCAAGGCTCATTCCTTCCCGGGGTTTTAGGCCGTCTAATTGTCGGCATTTTAATAAGCGGTATTCGCTTTAAGACCCAAGTAATACCCATTTTTTGGGCGTGGGGTTTATTGGTTTCGTTCGTAGCGAAGTCCGCGACTTCTAAATAAGTGTACCTATGGCCCCGGTCGTAAATCGTATTGGTAACGTCGAAAAGCAAATTTACGTCTTCTAAAGAATAAAATACTTCGCGTTCCGCCCATAGGTCCCGGATTTGTGTAACTATTTTTTGTCTAAATTCGTCGGTTTCGCTCATTTTTAAGCCTTCTTATCTTATCCTTACGCCAAGGTAATTGGCGAATATTGATAATTACAATATGTAAAATATTGTACAAGATAAAAAGGCCGACGGCAATATACAAGGCTTCCGCCCAACCGAAGGAAAAACATATTAACAAAAGCGCCGATAAAACCAAGACGTTAACTACGCGATACCAGTTAATTCGCTCGCGGAATTGGTTTACGTAGTCGATTTTTTCGTCTTGGATAATTTTTTCGACTTCTTCCAGTTCTTCCAAGGTTAAGCGTAAATCGTACTTCTTCCAAAGTAAATTAAATAAGCGGTTTTCGGTTCTTGCTCGCATTTCAATAATTATTTATTTTAAAGTCTATAAATTCCCGGCCCTTGGGTACTATTTTCTTTTTAATCGTAAGCTTATAAATTTGGTTATCATTAAAGCCGTATTTACGTTGCAAGACGTCTAAAAAAGATTTGGTCGGGTTATCCAAGTCGTTAGCCCGGGAAGAAAAACCATAGGTAACCGAAACTTTTAGCCGCCCTTTGCAATCCGGCTTAATCCGGGGAAGCAAATAAAAAAGGTCCCGTTCGTACTGCTTAAGCGCGTCGGTCTTCGTTAGCTTACCTTTGTAGCCTTTATTAATGCTTAAGGGCTTTAATCTTACCCGGGTTTTGTGCATAGCTTAACGCTTGTTTTCGTTCCAAAAAGCTATTAAAGCTTCCATTACTTCCGGTTCCAAATAAATTACGGTATTTAAGTGATGATTTGCCGCAAGGGAAATCCGGTTACCGTCGAAGTTCGCGTAGGCGCCGTCGCCTAAATATCTATTTTGGCCGTCCATAACTAAAAGGGCAAGTCGTCGTCGTCTTCCGGTTCTAAATGGTCCGCCGGTAGGTCCTTGGCCTTATTAAAGGCGCTTTGGGCCGTTGGCGCTTCGGCTACGTGGTCCAAAGGCGTAGTTTCCTTCTTGGTGTCTAAGAATTCGAAGCCGAAGACCCGAATTTCCGTTACCCAAAATTTGTTCCCGTCCTTTTCGTAGCTTCGGTAATCTATTTCGCCTTCTACGTACAATTTAGACCCCTTCCCGGCGTATTGGTTTACAGTTTCGGCGGCCTTTCCGTTAAAGACTAAATTATGCCAATTCGTCTTACTTTGGGTTTCCCCGGTTTGCTTGGATTTCCATTTCTTCGTCGTCGCTAAACTGGCTTTGCCAATTATTCCGCCGTTATCGAAATAGACCATTTCCAAATCGGAACCAAGGTTGCCGATTAAAATAGCTTTGTTTGTCATATCGTTATTTTAAATTTAATTCGCGGGCGCTTTCTTGCGCCGCTTCTTTTGTTAATCCGCTATCTAAGATAACCCGTTGGCCGGTTATAAAATGCTTCCGATAAACCCCGTACCCTTCCGGGTAAGGCCAAATCGTCCGCGCTACCTTCCAACGGGACCAAAATAAACCCATAGGCTAATATTTACGTTTACATTCGCAATTAATTTCCTGACAATTAGGGCATACCATTAAGGCGCCCTTCGGCGGCGGTTCGGCCCTAAAAACTTCCAAGTTCTTTTCCGCTTCCGCCAACTTGCTTTCGGCTAACTTGGTTTGTTCGGTATGGAAGGTCCCTAACATTCCTTCGACTTCGTTTAAAAATTGCCGTTGTTCCGCCGGGTTGTAATTTAATAACAGTTGGAAAACTTGTTCGGGTGTTATTTGTTCGCTCATAATTTAGTCTTCTTTTAATCTTGTTAATTCAACTATAATATATTTACCGTCTATTGTTCGGCTTCCGCTTACTTCGTATTTTCCCTTAAAGTTTTTCGCAAAGTCGCGCGAATTTTTCGGTACGTTAATATGAAAGCTTTGTCTTTTCTTGCCGCCTTGCAAAGTGTATAATTCCGGGTCGTTTTGGTCGCGAAGAACTAAACCGACTTTTTTATCGTCTAAAATAAGCGCGCCGGAATATCCTTTCTTAATATTAAATTGTTCGCAAATTGCCGGGCGAATACTTACGGTTTTTTCGCCGATAGTTACAAGGTCTAAGCGTCTATTTTTTCTTGGTCCGCCGCTTGGCCTTGTTTTCTTGAATAAGAAATTAAAATCGTCTAACTTTTCTTCTTTTTCCTTTTTCTTTAAATCGAAACTTTTTAAAATACTCATTTGTGTATAATTTTAGTTAATATTTATTCTTGTAATAATTCTTCGAATATTTCGACAAGCCTTACGGCCCTTTCCAATCTTGTAAATTGGACCATACCTTCGGGTTCGTCGTAGATAAGCCAAATTAGGTTCTTTTCCCGCATTTTGGCGCGCGCTAAGACGATTTCCCGGTCTTCCGGCCCGGATAGGTCCCAATAAACCTTTAAAACCGCTACGGCTTCCCTAAATAGTCCCTTTGGCGCGTAGGTCCGCCGGGGCGTATTTTTAAATTTTGCAATGATATTGGTCATAAGCTGATATTTATCATGTTTTACGCTTTACCGAATCTAAAAGGGTAATTCGGTCCCGGATATGGGCGGCTAATTCGAATTGGTCCCTTTTTATCGCGTCGGCTAAATGTTGGTCTAAGAATTTGCGCGGGCTTTTGTCGGCAATCGTTTTGTATTCTTCAAGACCATAAGGCGCGTATTCTTCCATTACTTCAAATTTAAGTCCTTAATCCCGACTAAAATAGAAGGGGGCCGGGGTATTTCTTCCCCTACCGGTCGCCAAAGGTGTAAAACGTTCTTCGCGTTATTGATATAATCGCTTTCGGGCGGGTGTAATTGCATTACGCAATCTTCGGGACCCCAAAAAATACCCTTAACCTTACACATTTCCGACCAGTTGGGAAGACGCCTTCGCCGGCTTCGGGTAATTATGCTTACGCTAATATGTTCCCAACCGGCGCCGTCCGAAGCTATGCAAATAGCCAAGGTTTGTTCGCCTACTTTTATTTGAAAAACGCCGTTATTCCCTTCGCTTTCGGTCGACCGCATAGGGCCGGTTATTACTCTATTTTCTTCCGGTACTCTAAACATATTTCTTTGAAGTTTTCGGGGTTAATAAAAACGCTATCTATTTCGGCGCTATTGGGCCGCTTATAGTTATAATGGTCGTGAAAAAGGCGCGCGGCCCTTCCTTCGAAGAAGACGGCTTTTTCCTTTACGTCGCCGTTCCCGGTTGCTATCAAATAAGTAATAAAATATACCCACATAATTAAATCGTCCATTTGCCTACCAAATCCCGGTCGTCCGTTTTGGCCCCGGTGTAATTTTGGTAATTTTCCCAATCCCCGCCGCAATTATAGACGACGAAATAACCGCCGTCGGGCGCTTGGCTTTTTACTATTCCGTTTTCAATTAAGCCGCTATCGCTAACGTAGGCGACTTTATCCCCGGGGTTAAATCTTGCTTCCATTGTGTAACTTGCTAAGTTGATATTTCCGGCTTAATTCCGGGTTGCGTTCAAATTCTAAATTATGGTCCAAACAACAAGGGCGCCAAAATTCCTTATTAAGTAGCATTTCCCCGGACCGGCCTTTAATATGTTCGACCGTCGTAGCGGGTTTACCGCAACCGTCGACGAAGCAAAACTTATTTACCGGGTCTTCTAAGAATACGCGCCGTTCCTTGCCGTAAATTCGTTCTTCTGCTTGCCTTTTAGGCGTCCGGTAAGGTATTCGCTTCCGCTTCTTTTTCGGTTTGTCCTTGGTTGCCATTGCGGTACAACTAAACGAACAATATTTTTCCAAGCTATTATAACGCGGGGTAAATCTATTACCGCATTGTTTACAAATTTTTTCTTTAGGCATTTTGTAAAATTTCTTCGTTTGGAAATGGTATTGGATAATCTAAATTAACCGCGACCCACCGTATACAATGGCCGCAAAATTCTTTAAAGTCCCTTTGGGTTATTGGGGAACTTTTCGACTTCTTAAGGGTTGTTCGTTCCCGGGTAATTTCCCAAGAAAGGGGGTTAATTACTTCGGTCGCTAAAAACTTATCGCGGAAATATTCGTCGATTTCTGCAAGGCTATAAATCATTCCCATAGATTTTAAAGCTTCTTGCGTATGTTTAAGCAATACCCCGAAGTAATAACCCCGCATATTGTCCCTAAATTGGTAGGTTTGTTCCCGGACCGTAACTTCTACGTTCTTCCGGGAAAAATGGCTTTCCAGTATGCCGCCCATTATTCGCGGCTTATGTATCTTAAGGCGGCCTTCTTCGTCTACGTGGCCGTAAAAAGTAAATTCCTTTTGCATGGCTTACCGGTTATAGTAGTCCTTATGGTCCGGGAAATCCGGTTCGTTATTTTCTTCCCAATCGCAATTATTACAACTTCGGTTAAGCCAAGTTTTGCCGTAGGCGCCGTCTTCGGTCGCTTCGGTTTCGAAACCACATTCCGGGCAATCTTCTAAAGTTGATTTTATTACAAGACCTTGCATTAATCGGGCGGCCTTAAACCAAGTTGGCCCGGTCTTCCAAACTGGCAAAGCGTCGATAATATCGAAAACGTTTACCCCGGAATTCTTAAAGACTTCTTCCAAGGTTAAGCCCGCGTCGGCTATACCGTCTTCGGTTGCTTCTTTGTCTACTAAAATTTGCAATGTTTTTCTAATAAGGCTTACTTCGTCTACGCCGGTAAGTTCGCAAAGGCCCTTTAATTCTTCGTCGCCGAATAACCAAATTTCGGTTACTGTTTTTTTTGTGGTTTCCATAATTACTTCGTTTTGTGTAATGCTAAGATAATATTATATTGATTAACTGCCAAACTTAATACGGCGGCGGGTTTTTTCTATTTTCTTCGTCTATTAAATCTTGGAAATATTCTTCTAAAGCCAAACGTTTAGCTTCTGCAATTTGTCGCCCTTCGCTTGGTACATATTTCGAAAGTATAGAATCGGACTTTTTTAAGCTTACGGCCGCTTCGGCAAATAACCGGCGCTTTGTTGTATTGGAAATTTTTAAGGTCCCGTTTTCGTATAAATAATCGTAAATATGCGGGTTACCCGGTAGGACCATTCCGAATTCTTCGTATTCATTCCGGCACCGCTTAACCCCGCCTTTAAGCATTTCTTCTTTGTCCCTTTCCGAAAAAGGTTTGGTTTCTACTACCGGGGTTTTGGGTCGGGGTTTTATTTCCCGGTATTCTTTAAAAATCTTACCGACCAAAACGAC